CAGGCTTTTACCATCTCAGAATGAATACGACGTAGTTCATCATAGAGTTTCATGACTTTAGGACCCTCGGGTGGATAGGCATCGCGAAATACAGAATGTTCATAAGAGTCCCATGAAGCATTATCAAACTCACGAGGTTCGGTCAAATGTGCGGCATTTTCTGCAAGTTTGATTAATCGTTTATGCTCTACTTTCATCCAACGCACAACTTCATAATCCTCACGCATTTTTTCTAATTTAGCAATAACATCCTGAAACTCAATCTCTAGTTCATCGCAATCTTTTACAGACATATATCTATTATTAGGGAGAGTATTTAGCATTTGCCAAGTATCTATCCATTTGGTTGTACAGTTGTTCTGTTGATTGCGTAAACGCATCGGGATCTTGCTTAACATTACGTGCTAATTCCTTGTACATTTGTTCAATACGATTATTTTTTAGAGGTATAAATACGATAAGAGGAAAAAGTTTTGAGAAGTCTAGTATACCGGCTTTATCCATAAAAAATATACAGTGATTCAAGTCGACTGCTAGTATACCGCCGTATTGTGCTTCTAATACACTCATAAGATCTTCCAAAATGTTTTGTCGCGGTGGTTTTATATTGAGTTCATCGCCTTCATATGTACCAACTAAAATATTCATTGATTCCTTAATGGGTAGTCGTGTGGTCACACCATAAAATACCGCAGTACCGCCAGTTTCATATGCCGTACTATAATATTGGCCCATGAGATTACGTGAATCTACAAGGTGTGGAGACTTTATTTTTCTTTAAATCCTAAGTAGACCATTATAAAAAATGATGTTTATAGAATGATTTAGGGGTTTAAATCAGAAACAACCTTATTCTATTAAAATGCTGTGGGAAGAACTTTTGCGTGCTATACGAAGTAATAATGACCGCAATACATTTGTAAAAGTTTTACGTGTATGGCGTTCATCAGCTACAGTTGATTCATTTCCATTGTCATCTATACAAATTACATCACCAAAAGTTGTTCAGCATGTAGTACCACCTCCAGTTGTTCCAGTTGTTCCAGTTGTTACTGTTGTGTCTAAGCCTATGCCTGTTGTCAAATCCGAACCAAAAATTCCTGCTGGGAATATTACTGAACCTCGAACAATGAAATACGAAGTTGATCCTATTGTATTAGGCATTGAACAATATGAATGTTTATATGATTCAGCCACAAATGTAGTACGTAAACAAATGGAATGTGCTGAGGCACAACGTATTGAAGGTTTACTTGACGGTTTATATAAATCTCAGGGTGGCCGGTCACGAGGTTGGACAAAAGGTGGCCTTGAAACCTTAATTAAACCCCGTTGTGCCTCTGGGGGTGATGTGCGTGAACTCGACCGTGCTAAACGTGCATTTCCATGGCATATTGTCGATCATGATAAGATTGCTTCTGCTTTTCTAGACTTTCTTTGCGTTGCCAAACGAATTCGTGTTGCTGTATGGTATACAGATGAAAGACGTGTAATCATTTATCCAGCCGCTGATAAATTAGAAACTGGTCAAACAGATGCTATACCAATTTATCATGTATCTTGTGCTGGTCATCCTCGTGGCGGTTTTCGATATACTAAGGACTTTCTAAAATTCTGTAATGATAATCAATATGCTTTACTTCCTCCTACAACTGTAATGAGTTCACTATCAACGTTAACACTTGCTGAACTTGAATCTATAGGAATGAAACTTGGTATGACCTCTGTTGAAGGCTCAAAACCTGAACGCGTGGCACGCATTGCGGCCTATAAACTTCATATGCGTCTAACACGTTCATAATTATATTTATATTTTTTGTTTTTGCTTGAATTTATGTATATGTACTGGCAAAAAGTGAATGGTCTTAAGCGAAAAGTCTCAGCCTAAATAGAAGATGTCCCTCGAACTCCAGGCCGCCGAAGCTGCCACCATCGATGCCTTATGGGCGTCATGGTCTTCTGCGTCGGATTCCGAATTGGAAGCTACATTCAAAGTTCCAGATTATACAGCATTCTTGAATATTATTAAATACTTACGTTCACTTGGTTTACAGGAAGAACCACAACCTTCCAAATTAAATATCATGATAGAAGGAGGATTGCGATTTACATTGGTAGGTGAAGGTGTTATTGAAGCCTATTGTAATGATAACACCCTTCGTGGCAAGCCATTTCATGTTATCTTAAAAGAAAAGAAAGCGGCCGTAGCTGGTGGTTTATCTGAAGTCGACCTTAAAGAGTACGGTGTTCGCATTAAGGTTCGTCGCGAACATCCATTAGATCACGATGATCCTCGTGTATTTGATGCCTTAAGCCGTTGGTCTATGTTGCCCAAGTCATTCCGTTACATTAAGCGATTTAGCTTTACTTCACTTCATCATAAAGGTATTATCTTTGATGCGTCGTTTGTCCGTGAAAACATGAAGGATAAGCGTGGTAACTACATTCAATCAACAACATTCAATGGTGCTAACATTAGTCGTCAACCTGTACACCATGAAATGGAAGTCGAAGCATTAAGCGGTGCTTCACAAAAGTCTCTTATGGTCGGTATTGCATGTGTATTACGTGGTCTTCAAAAATGCCATGTCTTGACACGTGAATCTGTACGTCAGCAAGTTATTGCCATTATGGCTGGTCAGACAGGAGCCATGGCCAACGGATTCCCCGGCACCCAACCCGTTACACTTCGCAAGGAACATATGGGCGTAGAAGCTGAAGCGGATACACCTAATATCCGTCTTGGTGATTATAACGTAACTGATAAGGCCGATGGTTTACGTTGTCTCATGGTTGTTGCTAAAAATGGTAAAATATTTATGATTGACCGTAACTTAAATGTATATGGTACTGACCGTCGTCTTGATGATTCACATACAGCAGAATGGGCAGGAACAGTACTTGATGGTGAATGGGTTACTCAAAATGCTAAGAATGAACCTATGTCAAAGTACTTTGCCTTTGATATATTTAATAGTAAAAATGGGGAAGACGTCAGTGGACGTCCATTCCTAGTTCGTTCTGAAACTGCCGTAAGTCGTTTGGCCGCAATGACCGAAGCAGTTGCTGCCTTAAGTAATGCTAATAAAACAGTTGCCGGTATTCCAAAACAACATAGTTTAAGTATTCATATGAAAACGTTTCTTACACCCGCTGATACATCCGATTTTACAGGTATTTTCAAGGAAGCTGCCTCTGTATTAAATCGTCTTGCGGTTGACCCACCCTATCATACAGATGGTCTTATCTTTACTCCCAACGCATCTCCATTACCAAAGAATATGAATACTTGGTCCCAACAGTTCAAATGGAAACCTGCGTCGATGAACTCGGTAGACTTCCTTGTTGTAACTGAAAATGAACGTGGTCTTGATGGAAAATCTACAGGTGTTGAACTAATACGAACAAAATTACGTGAAGATACAAATCAAATGGTTCGTTTTAAGACACTACGGCTCTTTGTCGGTTCATCGATTGACCCTGCGTTTGTTGATCCACGTGATACGGTTCTAAATAAGAAACCTTATCCAACTGGACCATCACGTGCTGCCGAATATCGTCCAGTAGAATTTAGTCCATCGCCTCCAGATCCAATGGCTAGCGTCTGCTATGTAGCCATTAACGCCGGTGCTACAGATGCCGCTGGAGCCGCTCCTGCTGCACGTCTTGTAGATGTTACCGATGACACAATTTACTGTGAAGAAACTCATGATCCTATATCATCTCGTACAATTGTTGAAATGGTCTATGACCCTAGTAAACCAGCAGGTTGGCGTTGGATTCCACTTCGTGTACGTTGGGATAAGACCGAACTCTTTAGTCGTAAAAAAATTAGCGGTACAATGAATGCGGACCGTGTTGCAAATGATGTGTGGACAAGTATTCATGATCCTATTACCGAAACAATGATTCGCACAGGTGCTTTAACAGAAGAAACGACAGTTGTTGAAGGAGCAGCAGCCGGTGCTGTTGCTTATTATCAGCGAAAAGCCTCTCAACGTGATTTGTACAAGGTTCGTGGACTTGCGGATTTCCACAATCAATTTATTAAACAAGAAATATTATTATCTCATGTACTCATGCCTAAATCTGCTGTACTTGATATGTCTGTAGGTCAGGCTGGTGATATTCATAAATGGGTACGAAGCAAGGTCGGTTGGGTCTTAGGTTGCGATATTGCCTTAACTGGTCTTACAGATAATAAAAATGGTGCGTATGCTCGCTATCTAACATTATTGTCTAAATCCAAAATTCCCATTCCGCGTATGCTCTTTGTTCAAGCTGATTCAGCATTACGCTATATGGATGGAAGTGCTGGTCAGACTCAATTGGATAAAAATATATTACGTACCCTTTGGAATAATGAGTCTGAAGGTGAAGGTGTACCACCCTATGTACAGGATATGAAGGGCTTGGCTGCTGGTGGATTTGACGTAGCAAGTTGTATGTTTGCTCTTCATTACTTCTTTAAAGACCGTGCGTCTATTGATGGATTCTTACGTAATGTGTCAGATACGCTAAAGGTAGGTGGTTTCTTTGTAGGTTGCTGTTTCGATGGAGATTCTATTGCTAGTTTATTACGTGATGTACCGGTTGGTGGTATTAAACGTGGCAATGAGGATGGTGTAGATATTTGGAGCATAACAAAGCAATATGATGATAGTATATTACCTGCTAATGATGATGGTCTTGGACGTGCGATTGATGTAAATTTTATAAGTATTGGAGAAACCTATACCGAGTATTTAGTTTCATGGACATATCTTGTAAGTCGCATGAGCGAAATTGGTATGGAACTCCTCAATGGCGAAGAATTATCTGCTATGGGTCTACGTAATTCAAGTAATCTCTTTAGTGAATCCTATCGCATGGCGTCTGAAAGTGGACGTAATTATCCAATGTCCTCTGCTGTAAGCACATTCAGTTTCTTGAATCGCTGGTTTATCTTCCGTCGTCGTACAACAATGTCTAATCAGGCATCACCAGTTGTACGTGAAGTAGCAACTGTTGTTGAACAACTTGCTCCACCAGAAGTCGTTGAAGAAGCACCTGCTGAACCTGTAGTCGAAGAAGTTGTTGAAGAAGTACCTACCGAAGAGACTATTGTTGAAAATTCTATGGACGTTAAGGAACCAGTAGAACCAGTCGAACCAGTCGCACCAGTCGCTCCAATTGTAGCGGCACCTGAACCAGAGTTGGCTACAGGTCCAGTCTATATGTTCTACCATAAGTCTGGTGCCAAAGATGAAATTCGCGTTGGTAATAAGTATTGGCGTCGCTATATAAGCACATATGCTCCATTTGTGTTTAAGGATCCTAAGACTCCAAGTGTTACTTATTCATCCTTAGAAGCAGCACTTGGTGCGGCTAAATATCAATATGGTACAGATAAACCTGAACTTGGGGCTCAAAAATTCTCAACTGTCAGCGATATTCACCAGGGTGTATTAGCTAAACGATCTGCTTCAAATACACATGAACATGCTGAAGAATTAACGATTGAAGAGGGTGATGCTATGCGTGATACTCAAAAATTGGCTGCTATTCGCAAACTTGCCAAATGGGATCAGGCTAAGTGGGACGCAGCTAAAGAAGGTATATTAAATGAATTTGTACGTCAACGTTACGAGGGAGACGCACATTTCCGTGATATTCTCAATGCTGTTAAGGGACAAAAAGCTAAGTTAGCTTACTTTATGGCCGGCGGACCCAATGAACTCAGTGGTAAGGTTGATGGTGAGACAATTAGTGGCGATAATATGTATGGTCGTGCATTAATGCGTGTTGTCGGATTAACTTATTAAACTATAGGTTTTAGATACATTATTTTTCAATATTAAAATATACTATTGAAAAAATAATGATTTATTTATTTTTTAGCAAGAAGTTCGGCGAAACGAGCTGGAATAACTTTATTTACATTACATTCATTACAACATTTTTTTGTCGTTTTTCCCCAAAGTGGCTTAAGTGGTGCTGGATTATTTCCATATATGTCTTCACAACGTTTAGGACATAAACAACATATTGGTTGTTCATCTAATTTTATACTAGATTGTTCCGATGACATTTTAAAAAGATTGCGTAAACACATAATACTCTGATTATATTATTCATTTTTTTTGCGGTGTAATCTACCCGATAATAATCTTCATTGGAGTTAAGGATGGAAACATATCAGGCGTGGGAAATTACGTTATTTCATTTTACATTAGGCGTTTTGTTTAGTTTTGGTGTATTGTTTTCTAAACGCATTGAAACGCAAACAATTATTTTTATATGTTTATTACTTATTGTCTTAGGTATACGACATTGGAATGGTTGTATACTTACACCCTATGAAAGTGATATACATGATCCTAGTAAACCAAACATTTCTGAATTAGCACGAGCTATTTGGTTACAATATCCAGAACGTGTATCTATACGAGACGGCGAAGAACTTGTGTGTACAGTTCTATTAACTCTTATTATATTTCGTATAGCTATGACATTAATCCTTCCAGCCAATGTATTGTTTTAACATATAGACAGCAGCCGCGGCTAACATTGCATTAAATGTATAGGGCATAATATCCTCCATACTATCATCATAATTTGTTCCAAATAAATGGTCCATACCATCTGCCCCAAAATTTTTGGTTGGATCCTTGTGATGATTTCTATGTGTATCTGCTCCGAATATACTATAATTAATCATATGAATCGACGTGTATGTGAATCCATACAATAATACAATACTTGGAGGTACGAGCCAAATACCAGTTACATACTGAATAACCAATGGGCTTAGACACATTCCCATATCCGTAAAAAATTCAAAGAAGAGTTCCGTACGACGATCTAAAAACTTACAATCTTTATCTTGATGATGATACATAAGATGTGTATTCATCCATTTCAATATATCATTGTCATATAGCCAATGAAGTCCCATATGTACAACATAAACCCAAAAATACATAATATGCATGGCAATTAAAGCAGCAAATGGATTCCATTCGGGAGTGACTAACAATACAGCAAATAAATCTGTAATAGCCAATCCTAGTAATGTTTTATTAAAAAATTGGGTTATAACATGTTGTTTTAAAGGTTTTTCTGTATTAACATTCATTTAGTACCCCCTTCTTGATTAGACTTGATATATTTGGAGGTTAATTTGAACGACAGAGTTAGTTTTAAGCCAGCGGATGTTAATCAAGTAAATATGTCTAGATCAATTGAAAGTACTCCAAAACAAAGTGTTGAAGAAAATGATCCTGATACAAATTCAGTACCTCTTTTACCTCGTTCTACAACAACGTCAATATGCGAATCTATTATACAACAAGACAATATTGTAAGTTTACCAAAAGATGAACGTCCTGGATTTTTTAAATCACTATGGTTATGTATATGTCGTTGTAAATGTTAAAATTTATATATGAATATAATCTAGATATATGCCATCCGCTATTCGCATATTAAATAAACATATTTTACAAGCTGTGATAAATGGTTTACATCATCGCACACAACTCATTACGATTTCTATACCAACTATTGAATATATTTCATGGCCTACTAACAAACAAATATCTATTTATCTTGATGATAGACGTATTGAATTAGGTTATAAGACTGTTCAAGAGGCTTCTACAGACCATACTTTATTAACAACTCTTTTAACGGCATCAGGTGTTGAACAAGTTCGATGGGATATGCCTATTCCAGATTTAATGACAGAAATCAACATGGAAAAACCTAATGATAATTGGTTAAAACCAGATACTATAACAGTTTATAAAAATAATAAACAAGAATTGAAATAACCCGGATTATAAGTTTATATAATTTTATAATTATATGTTAATTATATATAAATGATTCTAGTTGTTGGACCTGGAGGAAATGGACAAACATACTTTATGGATTTTTTAATTGAGAATAAAATATCCATAAATGACCACAATGATAAAGATTGCTTAAAACATATGCCAAGTCCATTGAATATACCTAATAATGTAAATATTGAAAAATGTATTTTCTTATATAATCATCCTTATTATTGCTTATTATCTCATTATAGACGAAAGTGGGCATTAAAACAATGTAAAAAACTCGGTAATCCTTTTAAATTAAGAAATGAACAAATACAAGATTTTAATACCTTTAAAGAATTAACATTAAAACATAACAAAGATATATATGGTATAGAAAATCAATTTGTAAATTGGTTAACTCTAAAACCATCCTTTCCAATATTATTTTTAAATTTTAAAGAGGTTTTAGACAAAAAAGATATACTTGATAATTTTTTAGGTGTTAAACTAGACTATACTAATTTTAAAGAAGAAAGCCGTCATACGTATATAACAGATGAATTATATCCCATTTATGATAGTTTATTTGAATATATGAAATCAAAAATAAATATGTATAAATATATACCAAATGAATCAAACATAAATATGTATAAATATGTGCCAACTTTATCAATCGATAAATGTCAAAGAAACGGTTGTAAATTTAAAGTACATACAAATATTCAAAACAACGGTGGTACTCATTGTTGTAGATCCTGTAAAGATCGAAATTCCCACGGACCCGCATGTGAAGGTCAACTTATTGATTAAAATTGATAGAGATTTATACTCATAATATATTTAATAAAATGACATTACGACCATCATGGGATGAATATTTTAAGACTATTGTACAGGCGACTGCTACTCGTAGTCCATGTGAACGGCTTCAAGTCGGTGCATTGCTTGTCACAGATAATCGCATTATTAGCCAAGGATACAATGGATATTTACCAGGATGTGCCCATAAATCTATTGTTCGTGATGATCATGAACAGGCGACTGTTCATGCCGAACAAAATGCTATTGCCGATTGTGCAAAACGTGGTGTAAGTACCACTGGTACAACTGTTTATGTTACACACTATCCATGTATAATTTGTACACGGATACTGTTAGCTTCGGGTATAAAAGCAATTAAGTATATATATGATTATAAGAATGATGTACTTGTGAAACAATTTGCCGACGAAATGAAGGTTACAATTGAAAAACTAGACTAATGTCTACGTTGTTGTTGCTGTCCTCGTATAAAATAACCTGTTATAGCACCAATAGATAATCCTACAACCATTCCATAAAGAAACCATGTTTGATTTCTTTTCCATAAATAATCCAAAACCAGTTTTCCTAATGGATTACTTTCAGCAATACTTATAATATGAGGTTTATACATCTTATTTTAAGAGTTGAAAAATATAAAATATTTTTTCCGCAGAGATAAAACCATATATATAAACGCATACTAAACAGTTAGACTCGGTTCAAAGACACGTACAGGACCAACTGGTGTATTATAGACAACAACACCACATGGTTCTATTGGAATTGGACCATTATTTAAGATAGCATATTCTTGATAGAAATTAATATAGATACCAGCGTCTAATATAGTTAAAGCATCCTGTATCATCTGTACAAAGTTTAATGGAAACACAGCAGCATTAGATATTAGAATCTCTGGATTTAGAAAACTAATTATTGGAACATTTTTTGTAATATGATTATTATGAATCATGGGCACACACCACATATTATTAATTTTAGATATACGTATAAAATCCGCAAAGTTAGCTTTACGAAGACGCCAATTATTTTCAATTATACCATTTGTACGACGAACATGTACATCATTATTTTCTAAAAATGTTAACAGTGGTCTTAAATGAATATTTGTAAAAGCATCATATAGTGTTACATGATTATTCTTATGTAGATACGCATTATAATCCCGTCGTGCTGCTAGCACATGTTCGTGACAATGACTAATACCAAAGAGATAAATCTCACCATAATCAGACACTGACTCATTATTACAATATGCACATCGATTATCACGCATAATAAGGGACGTAGGTTCAACAGAAAAAGACATTCTAAGAGGATGTTAATTAAACTATACCTTAATATAAGATTTATTCATTTTTTTTAATTTTATTTAAACCATAAAAATTGAATAACTTGGATAATGTTTAAAGATTATATTAACATGCCTTTATCTATTACCGACGGGGCTTTGCCCTGGCAACGATTAGCCGTAAAAAATGCTCATCCACGTGATGCACGTATTTTATTTGAAGAATCTACTCATACTTATACAGTAGATGGCTCATCTGATAGGATGATGTCCTGTACTGGATTTATTAGTAAATTCTATGAACACTTTAATCCAGATGCTGTTATTGAGAAAATGATGAAAGGACGTAACTGGAATCCTAACAATAAATACTGGGGTATGACTCCTGATCAAATTAAAAAAATATGGGATGATAGCGGTAAAGATGCGTCTGAAGCTGGTACTCGTATGCATTTAGATATTGAACATTATAACAATGCCGAGCCCGTAGGAAACTTGGCGGGTGATAACTACGAACCGCTAGATAGCCTTGAATGGACGTATTTTCTGAAGTATGATGAAGAACATCGCAAAGTTCGTGGATTTGAACCATATCGCACCGAATGGTTAGTCTTTAAAGAAGAGATTAAACTATCTGGATCTATCGATATGGTCTATAAAAAACCTGATGGCACACTTGCTATTTATGATTGGAAGCGTGCTAAAGATATTAAGAAAGACAATCCTTTTCAGAAAATGTATGCTCCATTATCTCATTTACCTGATACCAATTACTGGCATTATTCATTACAATTAAATATTTATCGTCGAATCCTACAAGAAAAATATGGTTGGGTAGTGTCTGAATTGGCTTTGGTTGTATTACATCCAAATGCTGGATCCTATGAAGTTATATCTCTTGATATTTTGGATGATGAAGTAGAAGCTATGTTTCAGTGGCGAGCAGGACAACTTGCTGGAACAGCATCTATTCCGTCAGCTGCCGTTGCAGAGGTTCAATCTGATTCTGAGGAGTCGGCTGAACCTGTGAAGAAAGGGACGTGGATGGGATTGTCTGAGCCTGAACCGAAGACTGAGAAGAAGTCTGGTTGGGTTGGGATTGAGGAGGATTAGAGGGTGCGTCTTGAATATGAATTGGTTTAATTTTACGACCAAACTGTTTAGAAATGTTTTTGTATGACTCATTACAATAGTCAATTAGATTTTGAACTTGATTGCGAATATCTTCTTTATCATGTGTAGGTTCTAATACACGACGAATTAAATCACGACTACCGCCACAAAAGACATCTTTTACATATCTTACAGCAATATTAAAACGACGATCTTTTTCACTACGCTGAAGAATTGTTTTCCACTCTTCTTCGTTAACTTCATTGGCCATATATTTTACTCGTAATTGGCGAAGTGTTTCAGCATCATTGTTATCTTGGGCAAATCGAAGTTCATCTTCATTCTGTCGCATATGTCGCCATACTTCACCAAGCCATTCATTAATTGTAAGTTTTTTATTAGGAGCACCGCGGGTACGATACGGTATATATCCGCGTTCAAAGAGAATTCTTACAACTCGTTGGTCAAGATCACGGTCACCACACGGATTATTGGGTTGTGCAGTTGGATTCAAACCTTGACGACGTAAATATTCAAAGTAATGTGGATTATGTACAGGACCATTTGCTATAATTCCTGTTTTCCAATTAAATGCTGTATTACAGGCAGTACACCACATCTGGTCACATCCATCAATCTTAGAAATACGTACACCACACTTGGGACATGGTTTGGATTCACGAGTAATTAATGCTGCTGTTGCTACGTTTTCTGGATTACATGTATGTTCGCTAGTACGATTTTCACCCTTAAATTCATGACAATCAGGACATGTCCAACAATTACAGATTCCACATTTCCATGCTGTACTTAGAAATCCACGACAATCTGGTCCAGGGCATGGACGAATAAAAGCAGCGGCAACTACACGTGCTGCGGCAGCATCTTCTGGATTAGCTGAAACTGTATTTGTTGTACTGGCTGTCTCATGTAATGGTCGCACTGGACGCTGACCAAAACTACTTAATGCACCATATGAACGACTCACTTCAATTTGATAGGGTCGTTTAAGTTTTTCCAAGGCTGCTATTTGTGCGTCGAGTTTATTAATTTCATTTTGAGCTGCTTCTGTAAGTCGTTTGGCCTCTGCGTAATTCGCTGCTTGAGCCTGTGTTTCAGGTAAACGTGCTTTTTCTCTATCCATAAGAACTTTTTCTCGATGTTCTTTATAAGTTTTCAAACGAAAGGTTGCTGTCAAACATGTATCAAGAAAGTCACGTTCCCAACCATGACCGCATTCATTATTTATACAACGTGGTGTATCACTAATATCATTTAATAAATAAGCTTGTAAACAGGTACGACATATACCTGTTTTACAATATGGACAACTAGATTTCATTCGTGTTGATTTGTTAAACTCATCAAAACAAATGGAACATGAGGTTGATTCGGTCATAGTGTTAATTTTAGAATGTTTCTAGAAAACATGTTCAATTTTTATCATTAGGAGACGTAGGCATATGACTTTCTATCCACATAGCAATAGATCTAGGTAGTTCAGATTCAGAGAAAATATGTGAATGTGTTGTAGTTGATTGAAATGGCATACCCTTTATATCCAATATAACAAAACGTCGTTCTTCTTGTGGTGGAGTTGTGCTACCTATCCAAGTTGAAATTTGGAGTGTTTGTGTATCATGTCTTATAGCTGTATGTAAAACATCTATCTTATAGTTTTTTGCTAATTGTTTCCAGTCTTCATGTTGGTTGCTTGAACCACCTTCTTGTGTAGTCGGTTGCATACTATCCAACCAATCAGCCGGAATCTCCTCTGGATAAGTGTATCCGCGTGTATATGTACTTGGCTTGCGAGACATATATCCTAACTGTTCATAAAGACTATCTGTTCCACGTCCTACCACACTTAATAAAGCTGTTTCACCCTCCTGTAACATTGTGCCTTGACCCAATGGTTTTAAATATGGTACACGTTGATTTAAAATTTCTTCAGCATATCCAAATGACCGAATCAATTCATCCACTAAGCGAACTATAAGAAGTTTTATAGGATCGCTATAACGTTGTGTCTCAGTTGTATGAATTAAACAGGTCTGTTTGCTATTTACCCATGTACAACCTGCTATACATTTTTCTTTTGTACTTTTCAAGCAATCACGACGTAATACAGAGGGTGTACCTGGTGGACCATCTAATGTAATCATAGGACGAATTACTGGTTCTATTAATCGTTGTAAACGTTCTTGTATCATAGATAAAGGTAATCTATGACGTGCTTTACGTAGGACTTCAATCTGTTTACGAACATCAGTTGATTTTGAACGACGCTCATGTAACCAATTTGAGAATGAAATACGTACATGTTGATATGATTCTTCTAGGTGTTCTTCATCAGTTTGTGTAATTATACCCTTTTGACCAAGTGTAGCATCTGCTTCCCACTGCATTTTATCCGGTATATCTGTAATCATTTCATGCTCATCCGTAAATAATGATTGTAAACTTCTATCTAATGAGGTTGGTTTAATTGGTATTACTGCTCCACATATAAGTTTTATACCGCGATATTTTGTTTCACCATCAATACCAGCTGATGCTACAAGTGATACTGGCTTGAATCCTGGAAATAATTCTACAAGAGTTGGTGAACTCTTAAATCGTGCGGATAATATTTTGAAGGCGTCGCTGACTTCTGGTTTTTCAGATACTTCGTCAAACTTATCATAGTAACTTGGTAAATTTGGTAAAACTATTCCATCGTCACGAACAGGTAAATATATATGTACTTGTTTACCATCCCATTGTACCCAAATACCAACTGTACGATTTGTTAAATCTTTGACCAATCCTTTTGGTATAATATGTGATGCATTTATTGTATTCATAATATGACTTAATAAGGGAATGCCAGATTGGTCGTCTTGTAAAATCCATGGATGAACAGGTTCAACTTTACGAGCACATCCATATTCATTTGAATAATAATGCTCAAAAAAAGCTTCAAGTGAATCCCTTACTGGTTTTGTTAAACTTGATGTAAATCTTGGATGAATAACACCTAATAAAGTTTTTTTATCACCTTCAGTTCCTTCATAAAATACTAATGGATCATACATACCTGTCTTTTCATCTACAATCACAAATAATAATGGTTGATGTTTATGAACTTGATTTGCAATTGAAATACCAAATTCAGGACATAAAATACGTGCTGGTTCTTCCTTATCCTTTGGAAATAGAATTTTTACAAGTATAAAACCTGTATCAGTTAATAAATTTGGCGTGGCAAATAATGATTCCCATAAACGTAAATCTTTAATTATTTTGTCATCATTCATATATTTTTCAAAGTTTGCCCATGCTCTATCACGTTTAGCAATCGGTGACTGGTCTTCTTTTTCAGTTCCAATATCAAATTCATGAATTAATGTACCATAATTTGCCTGTTCAAACGCATGTCGTAATTCTTCTTTTTTCTTATTAAACAATAAGTCTTTTATATCTTTTTCAAGTTTAATGGTTGATTTTGTATTTTCTCCTGAAATTTGAACATCAATCGCATAACTAGCATAGGCTATGAGTGATAATACATTTGTACTTGTATTTGTTGATCCTAAACTATATCTTACAAATGCATGTGCTATTGGTTTGAGTCTTGAATTTGGACCTTCCTGTAATACACCCTTAATATTTGTCAAAAAATTTTCAGGTGATTGACGTAGAATAATATTTACAGATTCTGGTGGTACACCAACTGTACCACGCTCTAATTCAAACCACTCTTTTGTTATACGTCCTAACACATTTTGGCTCGGAATATAATAACTATTTTTATAACCGCCATTACGTTTTACATGAAATGGTTGTAATTCTTCAAGTATAGGAGCTGCTGGTGCTTCTTTGGTCGCCTTTTTTTCAGGTAAATTAGTTGTTACGTCTTGTTGTCCCTTAGGTAATTCTACAACAACTCCTGACTTAGGTCCAGCCTGAGCTCCTTTAGGAACTTCCAAATCATCAGGACTTACAAAACAACATGGCATAGCAAAATTATCAGGATGATATAATTTCTTTTGAAAACCAACATATTTTGCAACTGGACCACCTTCTGTTGTATTTTTACGAACTAATACTGTTTCTCCAGTGCGTGGACGTGTTGTTTCTATTATTTCACTACCTTTACAAAAAGGGCATGTATTTTCTGGTTTACTTTTGCCGTTTCTCATGAGTTTACCCTTAAATTCACTAGGTATTAACGGAAAATCTTCGCGTATACACCAATATTCAGCACACATATAAAAATTAGGTTTTGTATCATTTGTTCCTATTCGTAATACTGTCCATAAAGGTTTTCGCTCATTTGTCTTTGGATTTATTTGTGCGTTTTTAAGTTGTATAATCTCTGGGTCTTGTGGTGCTACACTTTCATCACCTGCCAATGGAAATCCTAAACGTAGTGCTAGTTTTTCAAGTTTTAATATTTCTTCTATATTTTTACCACGCTGACCCTTAGATTTTGATGCAATACGAATAGCCTCTAAAAAATCAGGACGGTCAAATGGTGCTTCCACCCAAAATACATCATCTTCATATTCTTTACGAGCACGTCTATAGGTTTCTGGAGCCATTACATGAGGTTGTTTATCAGCACTCTTTTGACATTTACGACTATATGTTTGTAATCGAGCATCATCTTTTGGTGCTGTATACTCAAACAATTCTTTGTCATATTCAATAAGACGTTTCAAATACCAACTATCACCAATAGGTTGTAATACTTCATCACGACCTATAACAGTTGTTATATCACGTTGTAAATTACGTTGACTGTTTGTAGCAGTTGGTTCAGGCACGACTTCAGAAACTTCT